CCCTGAACCAGGGAAGTTTCGCATTATCACTGCAGGTCCCGCGTTCCTCTACACCTACCTACAGGGTCTCCAAGGAGTCCTGTTGGATAAATGGAAGCAGCAACGCTGCGCTACGATGAGCGCGGATTGGGAATCTGAAGTCGAAACTTGGGTAGCCCCTAAGGGCTGGCTGTGGAATTCCGGGGACTACAAGGCTGCGACAGATCAGCTCAACATTTCTTCATCAAAGACTTGTCTCGATGAGGTGTTGAGAGTCGCTGGCCTCGAAAGCCTCTATGTGGGTCTAACTGATGCTGAGATTGAGTACTCAGACAAAGACCGAACAGAGGGTATGTCCGCGTCAGTATTCCAGAGGAATGGACAACTGATGGGCCATCCGCTCTCGTTTCCAATTCTCTGTATGATCAACCTCGCTGGTCTCGAAAGAGCCATTGAGATCGGTCTGCAGAGTGAGGTTATCGATCGAGCCGATGCCACCTTCATCCGACGTCACTGTAAGATCAACGGTGACGACATCCTCTTTCCGTGTCCTCCGAAGTTCGTGGCAATCTGGGAGCAGACTGCATCCGAACTGGGCCTCAAGCTCTCCATTGGGAAATCTTACTCTTCCGAGTACTTCGCAATGGTGAACAATGTGATGTTTCACATGGGACCCACCGGTGGACGGCGAATTGGTTACGTCAATCAGAAACTCATCCTGAACTTCTCTTTGAAGGCAGGTGAGGACCTGAAATCCCCACTCGAAATCGGCACCGCGTTCAACGCGATGTTCGACAACTGTGAGGTGGCACTACCGTTTCTCTCCGATGCGATTGAGAATCGCAAGCTGGAGAAGACCTATGGCTATCAGCCCAACTTCTTCGTTAGTTCGAAGCTTGGAGGACTGGGGGTTAATCCCAAATATGCCAAAGGTGACATTCGGTTGACCAGGACGCAACGGAGAGTTGCAGCATTGTTCGCGGAAGATGTTCTATCGTCCTTCTTGTGGGCTAACGGGTTTGCCACCCGTGGGCCCCTTCAGAAGTTGATGAAGGAACTTCCCGCTCCGAAGCTGTCAACGTCTTCGAATGTGGAGAGGTATGAGATGAGGTACCGACCGCTGCTGACGAAGTCTGGAGTGATCATTGAGTCCCAATGGGATTCTGATCCGTCCAGCTACCAGCAGTGGGTAGCCCTCCTGACGAGCATGACTGCCTCCCTTGAGGAGAAGGCGGTGAGGAAGTTGAACTCCCGCAAGATCTCGTCAGTCAATCCCATGAAGCGCTCAAAGGTACTGTCAATGGAACCTCAGTGGTTATTCCCGACTCTTCCGAGTCCGGCCACCGGGTTCACATACAGCTACTGAGCGCTGCCTCTGAA